ACTTCGACGGCGTAGCTAAGGACAAGGCGGACCCCGAGGCGCTGGAAGCGGATATGCGCAGCGGCGTAGCCTCCACCTTCGACAGCATGCGCATGGAAGTGCGCTATGCTATCTTCACCGGTAACATCCTGCTGGATAGCGGCAAGTCCCCTTATTGGCATAACCACCTGCCGTTCGTACCGGTTGTAGCTTACCGGCGTAAACGCGATGGTGCCCATTACGGCGCTGTCCGTAACGTGCGCGGCGTGCAGGAGGACCTGAATAAGCGCCGTTCTAAGGCGCTGCACATCCTGTCCACCCGGGGCATCATCGCGGATTCCGCAGCAGCGTCCCCCGCCGCCTGGCTGGATATCGAAGAGGAAATGTCCCGGCCGGACTACCTCATCAAGCTGGATGGCAAGGCTGGCGCACGCTTCGAGCTGAACGACGGTAACAGTATCGCGCAGCAGCACCTCGAACTTATGCAGGACGACAAGGATGCTATCCGCGAAGTCGGCGGCGTGACCAACGAGAACCTGGGCCAGGAGTCGAACGCGATCTCCGGCAAGGCCATCAAGGCCAAGCAGAGCCAGGGCTCGGTAGTAACTTCCGAGCTGTTCGACAACTACCGTTTCTCCCAGCAGATACAGGGCGAGATTCTCGTATCGCTGATAGAGCAGTTCTACACCGAAGAAAAAGTAGTGCGCGTTGCGGGTAACCGTGGCCGCTACGTGCACAGCACGATCAACAAGCGCCAGCCTGACGGCACTATCCTCAATGATATCACGTTGGCCAAGTCTGACTTTGTGATATCTGAGCAGGACTACCGCGAGTCTATGCGCACTGCTATGTTCGACAGCATGGCCGAACTGCTGACCAAGCTCAGCCCGGACGTCGCCTTCAACCTCCTGGACCTTGTGCTCGATATGTCAGATATACCGGACAAAGAGGACATGGTGGAGAGAGTACGCGCCCTCAATGGGCAGAAGGCGCCATCCGACGATTCCGACATGGATATCAGCGACCGTCTCCCCCCTACACCGGAAGAGCAGGCTGCCGACGAAGCCGAGCAGGCAGCAGCAGAAGACGAAGCCAAAAACAAAGAGCTGTCTATCCGTATGCAGGAGGCAGGTATCCGCAAAGAAGTCGCGGACGCCATGCTCAAAGAGGCGAGAGCCGAGACCGAGAGGGCGAAGGTGCGCAAGTCCGACACCGACACCAAGGTCACACACCAGGCCCATGCAATGGAAATGGGGGAGAAACTTGGAATGGTCCGACCGGCCATCCAAGAGCCAGCACCAAGTAAAAACAAATAAGGAGACAAAGCATGTCTGACGCAACTACAAGCACAAACCGAGTGGCCAAAGTGTCGCTCGACACACCATACACCGAAGAAGAGCTAGGTATGTTATCCGACGACGAGCGCGCTGCGCTCGAAGAACTGGATGGCGATGACCTCGATGTAGGGGATATCGATGATACTGATGACACTGACGACACCGATGATACTGACGACACCGATGATACTGACGACACCGATGATACTGACGACACCGATGACACCGACGCCGCCGCACTGGGCGTTTCGGACGTGGCACCGGACGGCTTCACGCCAAAGCTGGATGAAACAGGCGTAGAAGATTACGACGATAAGATGGATGCCTTCGCCAAGCAGTACGAAGATGGCGATATCTCTCTGTCCGAGTACACTAAGGGTACACAGGCCCTGGCTGCGCAGCAGGCCCGCGCGGAGAGCAACAAGATCACCAATGAGACTATCGCCAACCAGCGATGGGAAGCCGACAAGGATGCCTTTTTCGAGGCTAACCCCGCATTCAGCGAGGAGACAAACCCTGAGCTGTATGACGCCCTCGATGCTCGCATGCGCCGCATGGCCGTAGCCGGTGAGCTTGCCGGTATGTCCGGCGCCAAGGCTATTGCTACTGCTGCCCGTGCTGTGCTGGACTCGCGCAAAGCGCTCATGGGTAAAGTCCCCGATAGTGTCGAAGGCCGTAAACGCCCCGCGAGACAGGACGTTAAGCTGCCCGGTACCCTGCGCGACGTGCCTATGGCTGCGGACTCAGACGTGAGCAATAGCAAGTTCGATGCTATCGACGCCCTCGAAGGCGAAGCGCTCGAAGCCGCAGTAGCCGCGCTGACCCCGTCCGAGCGCGAGCGGTATGAGGGCATGTCGTGAAATCCGTAGATATTCGGATAGGCGAGCAAGTGGTGCTTAACTGCGGCGGGCATGAAATCAATATCGTCCCGCAATACAAAAGTGGTTCCCGCATACGCTTCGGCATTGAGGCTGACAGCAGTGTGCACATTGGGAACGTAGAGCAGCTCGCAAGCGTTGGGGTTGTTGACACTGAGAATAAGTAAGGTATAGCGTCCGTCCCCGAAGCCAGGTTTAAGGCTTTGGGGATTGCCGCTACCCTTCGTAGCAATGGCATGTTCAAGATGGACTTCCCTCACGCTGTTGGCTAACAACACTCGGAGGTTCCATCATGGCTCAAACCATTATCGGCCTTGGCGATTCCAAGGCTATCAAACGATGGTCAAGCTCTCTGGCCGTTGACGTTGCTCGTAAATCTTACTTCTCCAAGAAGTTCATGGGTAAGGGCGCAGACTCAAGCACTCCTATTCAGCTCTTCAATGAGTTGGAAAACGACGCCGGCGATCAGATTACATTTGACCTGAGCATGCAGATCGGCATGCAACCAATCGAAGGGGACGACGTCCTCGAAGGCAAGGAAGAAGACCTCAAGTTCTATTCCGATGCACTCTTCATCGACCAGATGCGCTGCGGCGTAAACACCGGCGGCAAGATGACGCGTAAGCGTACCTTGCATAACCTGCGTGCTATCGCACGTAACCGTCAGTCTGAGTGGTGGGCTCGCGTCCAGGATGAGATCATCTTCATGTACCTGTCTGGTGCACGCGGCGTCAATCCTGATTTCGTATTCCCGCTGACATACACCGGTTTCGCAAACAACGCGTTTGCTGCTCCCGATGCTCAGCATATCATCTACCCTACCGGCGCTTCGTCTAAGGCGACTATTGCTTCCACCCACAAGATGGACTTAACCATCATCGACAAGCTGGTTGCGCATGCGACTATGATGGGCGGCGGCGACGGTACTCCTCAGATTCAGCCTATCGATATCAATGGCGAGAAGCACTACGTGCTGCTGATGAACCCGTGGCAGGTATACGACCTGCGCACTAACACCAGTGCCGGCCAGTGGTTGGATATTCAGAAAGCTGCTGCTACCGCCGAAGGCCGTAACAGCCCTATCTTCAAAGGCTCTCTGGGTATGTACAACAACGTGGTGCTGCACGAGCACAAGGCTATCATCCGCTTCAGTGATTACGGCGCCGGCGGCAATGTTGCAGCAGCTCGTGCACTGTTCATGGGTGCCCAGGCTTGCGCAATGGCGTTCGGTTCTCCGGGCACCGGTATGCGCTACCAGTGGAATGAAGAGACTCGCGACAACGGTAACCAGGTTGTCATCACCTCTTCTGCTATCTGGGGTGCTAAGAAATGTACGTTCAACAGCTTGGACTTCGGCGTTATCGCTGTAGACACTGCTGCTGCACAGCCAGCGTAAGGAGGTAACCTAACATGGCACTCATTATTGGTCAGAATGCAACTCGCTACCGTCCTGCAGTATCTTCGTCTGATTCCGATGTGGTATCCGTAATTGGCCGCCACACCGTAACAGCCGCAGAGACCGCAGCCGCGGCAGCGGGCGATGTAATTCAACTGGTTAAGCTCCCTGCCGGTGCTAAGATCGTGGACGCTATCGTGTTCACTTCCATTGCACTGGCCGGCGCAGCCAACCTGGTTGAGCTCACAGACGTAGCAGGTGCGGCTATCGCCTCATCTGTCATCGTCACAGCCGGTACAATCAACACGGTACCTGCACGTCTCAACAATGCTCAGGCGATTGATCTCGCTCCCCAGGCCGCAGAAACGTATGCTGCGGTCGTACTGGGTGCAGCCGGAACGCTGCCTGCAGGTGTTGTTGTGTCACTCGAACTGCGGTATCGCGCCGCATGGCTGGGCGACTAAGTAGCAAACTGAGAGGGGCGGGCTTCGGTCCGCCCTTCCTTTTATTAAAGTTTCGGGAGATTCTATTATGTTGATTGAACGCAAATTAAAAACTCCGGGCGGTACGCCTGTCGAGATTGGTAACAAGAGCTACCTGTTTGTCGGTGAAGGCGACGAACCCCATGTATGCGAAGTGAAGGATACCGAGCACGCGGAATTGCTACTCGGGCTGGACGGCGGCAAGGCCTATGTAAAGGCCAAAGTTGCAGCGCCGGAGAAGCCAGAACTGGATATCGATGAGGACCTCGTAGGTCTGAGCAGAGCCAAGTTGGTAGAACTTGCCAAGGCGGAGCTGGGCGCAGTCATCGACCGCAACTTCAAGGTAGCCGAAGTGGCTGCCGAGATCACACGTCTACGGGCTGAAGCTGCCAGTGCAGACGACGCCGAAGAGCTTAACGACGGTACAGACGACACCGGCGAAACCGGCGCTGACGACCTCGTTGAGTAATGAACCTCACTGAGCTCATAACTGCTTCACGATTGGAGCTGGACGACCCCGACGACGGGGCCGATTCGCGCGACCTATTGTGGAGTAATGCTGAGTTCGAGCGCTTTGCTAACGAGGCGCAGGAAGAAGCTGCACGGCGGGCGTATCTATTATTCGACGATACGTCCGCCATTTCGCAGGTAGCTTTTGACACCAGCGCAAGCCGGTTCCCGGTTAACCCACGCGTTATCCGCGTAATGGACGCCCGCATAGTCGGGGGTGTTTACCCTAAACTCGTAAACTCCAATGAGAATAAGCTCGACGTATGGGACCCTCAGTGGGGTAAGCCCATCGGGGTACCGACAAAAT